TTGGATATAAGTTTTCCCAATTTATTTTCATCTCACACCCCTTAAAAGGCTTATTTGATTCCCGCCATTAATTGATTTAAAACCAAGTAATTGGTATTCACTTTTTTTAAGATATATATTACTCGATGGATCAGTAAAATGAATAGTCTCGGAATAAGGATTAGCTGCTTGTGACCAACTATCAGCTGGTGGAGCATCTTTTGGAGTAGTTAGTACACGTTTAACGATTTCTAAAGTAATAGTTCTTACATTTTTTGCGTATATATCATTAAGTTCAACTTTTTTATCTAGATCTATATTATTATTTAAAGCAACTTGTCTTAAATAGTCGCTTGCCATTGGTAATAGTTCCTCAGCACGTTTTTTTTCTTCTTCGCTGAGTTCTCTCCAGACTTTTTCTAGATCTTCTACTGTTGCAAAATTAGTTCTTATTTCCATACGAATATAAATTTAGTTGATATATCCGCATTATTCCTCAAGCGTGGAGTCGATTGTTTATATTATAACATAAGTATTATAATGTGTCTATTATTCTTCAGAGTTTTCTAAATTCTCTAAAACATCAGCAGGCACATCATCTTTTGAAACGATTTTACCGTCTTTGCGATATTGAACCGCACCTGTCTTTGTAGTTTTTATAGTATATTTAGGATCTTTATTTTTATCGCCTGTTTCTTTACCTACTACTTCATAAAGATTTTCGGCAATATTAGTACCTTCCATTACTTCAAATTTTTGACCAGTTTTTTTATTACGAATAATCATAACGATATCCCTCCTTAAATTGTATTTAGTAAATATATTATAACATAAGTATTATAATGTGTCTATTATTCTAATATATTTTTTCAGCAATACAGTAACGATTCCAAGGTGTAGGCGTATTTGGATCCATTAATTTTGGAGTTGTGCCTACTACGTGATAATCATGTCCATCATAATTAACCCAGGCTCCGTCTACAACGGTTTTATCTGCTTTAGGTAGATGTATTAGTATTTGTGGTCGTTTAAGTGTTGGGGAGTTGTTAGGCGCTATCGCGCAGTTTTCTATAAAGAATGTTGAAACTCCTCCATCTTTATTAGGTCTATTCTTAAATTCTACTTTTATTCCAGTTATCATAATTAATCTCCTATGTTATTCCTTTTCTTATCTTTCTTATTATAATTTTCTAATATTCCATTTCTTGTATTATATCCACCCACTATAAACGTACAATCACAATCTGTATGTCTTAAAAATAATTTAGGATCAGGATTAGTATGAACTCCTGCAACTGCTTCACACATATCGCAATCTTCCTTACCTGTTAGTTTGCGTGTTAATGTTGGATATTTTTGCATGGATATAGCATTTTGAAAAGCTTCTGATTCTGCACGACCAAGAACAGAATTATAATATGACTCAATTAGTCGAGCTGTTGGGCGAGATAATCCGTAATTACGTACAATTTTATTAGCTAACTTTTCTATTTGATTATTTGGATTAGTAAAACCAACACTTTTTATTACTGCCGAATCAAAAACATAACTTGCTGCGCCATATAATTGATTATGATAATATGATCCAATTTGACTTACAACTTTAGCGATTCGTATCTGTTTATCTGCTGGAGATATATTTAAACCAAGAATATAATTAATCTGTTTATTAACCTGTAAAGCTGTATCGTTTGTTACTCCTGAAAAGTCCACTTTGAAACCTCATTTTTAACACTTTCAATACGCTTATTTATATCTAAATCTAATTCTTGGGTTGACTCATCAAATTTAGTATCAGGCAATTGTTTTAGTTCTTCTATTTTTTCGCTAGTCCAAGCTACAGACTTATTATCAGTATTTTCAAGACGTATTCCTTTACGTCCAGCTAAATCAGCTAAATAATCCCTCTGTCCCTCTGTCATAATGAAAATATTATAACATTTTTATTGATTTTGGTCAATTATACTTTCTGACTCTTTTTCAACTTTATAAATTGATTGTATTGTGTTGTAATTTATTATTATTGTAAAAATAACGCCAACTAAACTAATAGTAGCTGCTATAGCACTTATTATAATACTAATATTTTCTTTTTTTGATCTTTTATATTTTTGATTACTAATTCCTTCAGTTATAGACCAAACAATCATTAGTTTATTTTTTAAATCATTATGTGCTTTTACCATGCTAGTAATTTCCCCTTCTTTTTTATATAAAGAACATTTTATAGGTTTATTACTAAAAAGCCATTTTTTTAATTTGTTTAAATCATTTTTATTAGGATTTGAGTTTTTTATATAATTAACAACCTCAGTTTTAATTTTTTCATAAATCTTCTCACTAAGGTTTAAAGTCCAAACTTCTAAACCACCTGAAAGGCCTTCATGAGTATTTTCTCTAATTTTAGAAATATTAATCTCAAGGTTTTTAATAAAATTCTCCATAATTTTTATTATAACATTTTTTGTTTTTTTCTTTGTGTGTAAAAAACACTAATCACCGCGCCATGCTCCTCCGTCGAAATGGGATAACCCCTCCCCCGCTCCAATTTTATTTCAAATTATTTTTATTTTACTAATTTATTATTTTATTTTATAATATTATTTAACATGGCACATATCAGGAAGAACGCGACTCCAAGAGACCCAAGACGTAAGCATCCTAAGATGCGTAACGACTTAAGGCGTCGTGTATTTTCAATGAATGATGGAGTCTGTGCTATCTGTGGACGAGAACTAAATATAAATTTACCAGCAGGCAATCCATTATCTCCAGAGCTTGATGAGATTATACCCATAGCTCGTGGTGGTTCAGCTTATGATATAGATAATCTTCAAGCAGTACATAGAATCTGTAACCAACGTAAAGGTTCTAAAATGCCAGGCGATGAGCTACCTAAGAACATTAACCCTATACCTAACTCAAGGGAGTGGTAATTAAAATCCACCCCACAAAATGCAGGGTGGAAAGAACCACTTGGTGACAAAACCAAGCAGTTTTATTTTACCACGTTTTGATTATACTTAGCTATCCTAGCAGCTACAGCCTTCTTAGCCCGCTCTGAACGTTGTTCAGGTGTAAGCTTAGACCAGGCTTTCTTACCTGCTTTAGAATTATCTAACACCATCTTCTCATATAGTTTAGCTTTATGTTTTAATCTATCTAATTCATCTTTTGATATAGTAACTAATTCACTCATATTATTCCTTTTTGAATTGGCGGCTAGTGGCTTGGGAGCTGTTAGGTTATTTAGTTAATGTGTTTGTTTCTATTTTCGGTTTCGTCTTCTCCGTTTTATGAACTCCACTTTAATGGTTAGTTTTACTCTGAAGATTTGAAATGTTGCTTTTGTCATTTTTATGGTTCTTTCTGCCGCCTGATTGTTAATTTGCTTTCGCTCCCTTGCCACTATCTATAGTATATCAAACGCGATTGATAAAGTCAAGACTTTTTTAATAAAAAGTGTGGAAAACTATAGCTCTGATAATATCTGCTCCCAACGCTTATTATTCATCTTTTTATCGTTTGAGTTTAGTGATTTCTTAGGGAATACCTTTTGTCCCCAAAAAGCGTATGTAACAGCATCTAAAGCGCTTGTAGACAGCTCTTTATTCATAGATTCCCAGCCAAAACCGCCATACCTGCCAAAGTATCGCTGTTTAGTTACTCTAACTGTCTGATTTAGTAATGGTTGATTATAATGGCTTATTTCGCCACGAGTAATAGCATCATAAACAAATTGGTGAGCAGCAACAACCTCTTTCATAGTAGGTTGAACAATTCTTTTTGCCGGAATTACTGCGCTTGTTAAATCTTCAAATAAAATAGCCTGTCCAGTAGCTCCATCTATAATTATTTTAGCTGAATCTCTCCAACGCTCTATAAGCCAGTTACTAAGTTTTGTAAATCCGTCGCTCATAGGTCGATTCATAACTACCTCACAATGAATTTTTCCGTCCATTAGCGGCTGAGCTACTACTAAAGAAAATGCTGACCTATCAGGTGCAAATTTGACAGCATAAACAGGCCGATAAATGTTATCAAATTCTGGTTTTTTTTCGAATAATGCATCCCAAGTTTTATTGTCTATAGCCCGCTTATCTTCAACCCCAGACCACCAACCTAATCTCATTCTATTAAAACTATCGTCAGATAATGAAGTTGATTCACCTTCTACAGCTACAGGTAGTAAGAATACGCCAAGTGATGGATTAGTCTCATACCAAACGTCTTTATCTTCTCTTGGAGTAAGTTTATCAACAGACCATTCAGTCCAACAACCTTTTGATCCACTCATAATCTCTTTACGCTTTCTTGGAAATACTTCACCTACAGATTCAGCAGTTGGAGGAGTTCCACAATAAATAACTTGAGGGTTACCTGTTTTAGCAGCTGATATAGTTGGTAGTAGTGTTTCTTGGTGAGCATCCATCATTTCAGCAGCCTCATCACAAATTAGATCATCATTAGTATCACCTAAACCACCTAATCTAGTTCTAGTTGCAAAAGTATATTTTGCACCATTTTCAAATTCAATAAAATCGTAGTTTCTAGGCTTTTTACGAAAACGAGGAGTCAATAATTCAAATATCTCTTTATGGCTATTTTCATAAAAGAAATCTTGAACCCGTTTCTTAACAATATCAGCAGTCTTTTGTTTTTGAGCAGTAAATAGTCCTTCAGCTTTACGAAATATAATTCCGTAAATAATTCTAGCAACTATAATTTCAGTTTTACCGTTTTGACGTGGGACACTAAGTCCACAACTTGTATTTATAAAATTACCTTTTTTATCTTCAGCTAACCAACGTTTTAAAACCATTCTTTGCCAAGGTAAAAGAATAATTCCGTATTCGTCTAGTAATTCAAATAATAATTCAGCCTTTTTTATATCACCTTTTATAAAAAAATCAATTCTAGGTGTTTGATTACCCATTCTCTTTTCTAAG